TCAGCCCCCTCCAGCTTGCCGTCGGCCCCCTTGATCAACTTGATCTTTTTGGCTTTGGGCTCACTGGATGTTTCGACCTTAACCTCAGTTCCTGCGGATTTTACCTCAGACTGGCTTTTTTGCGACTGCTTTTCCAGCCGCTTTGCCCGCTGATCAACAGCTTGAAGCGTGACCTTGGCCTCGGCTTCTTCCTGCATCAACCGGATCTTCGTTTCCTTCTCGGCAATATCCAGCAAAAGCTTACGGTTTTCAAGAGCGGCCTTCTGGTTCTCCCGCTGGATCATGGCGACCGTTTCTTCATTTTTGCGCTGGATATCCGCCTGCGATTCCTGCTGCTTTATGGACAGGGCGACTTGCTGCTCCTGAGACTTGAGCTGAGCAGCCGCTTGCATTTCCTGTAGCTTTGCCTGCTCCTCCGAGTTTTGCTTCTCAGGTAACTGATTGAAGGTTTGAAGAAACTCCTCAAGCTCGTCCTCCGCGTCGCGCGCAATGGAAAACTTGCGCGTTATCCACAGCATCATTTTGCCCAGCGGCGCCATCGCGGCGGGCTGCGCCTGAACGATGGGGAAAACCTGTTGGAGGTAAGTGGACAAGGCGGCCACGAACTCCGAAACGCCCTGCTTTTCCATTGCCTCGTCCGGCGCGATGGTGGAATCGGTTTCGATGTCCACGATAAACGACCGCAGGGCGTCATCCTTGATCATCTCGCGCGCAATGAGCGCCGATTCGGTCGGCTCCATGCTGGCCATCTTCAGGATGGTGTCAGTCTCGAAATGCTCAGCGATAATCTCAGCCTGAAGCCTGAAAAGATCTCGGAAAAAGCGCTGGGTTTCCTGTTGCTTGGGCAGCAGCCGACGGGAGGCAAAGGACGCCTTGATCTGCTGCGCGCCTTTTGTTTCACGGGGGTCCGTTGAACCGCGCTGAATGTCCGAAATCCCGGTCAGCTCAAAGATTGACTGTACCAGCTCCTGCCGATAGACCATCAGGCGCTGCCACGCATCGGCGACATCCCTGAGTGGAATCCACTCGATCATGCCGGTGAGGCCGCCGCGCTCGGTAATAGCGCCCCAGTCCTCGACCGGAACCAGCGTATTCTCAGATGACTTCAGCAGCTGCTCTATCAGGTTTTTCTGCGATCCGGGGTACAGGCCGGAAAGTTTCATCGCCTCCACCAGATTCTCGATTCGCTGGGTGATGATGTTCAGTTCCTCGGCCTGATACTGATAGAGCGTGTATTCCGGTATCGGGATGAGGGTGTCGGTGGTTTCGACAATCAGCGCAGGTTCCGGGCTGGGGAAGAAGCCGCGCAACTGAAGCGGGTCCTCTACGTCCATCAAGAGCTTGTCGTAGCCCTCTACCACCGCGTAGACGCGACGTTCATCGCGGTCCCAGATCTCCCAGACCTGCGCCTTCTTGACCTCCCGCTCCTCGCCGTGGGGCGGGTGACCGTCCTGCTCCTCACTGTGCGCGATATGCTTCAGCGGTACGTCGGCATGCTCCTCGCCAAACTGCTCAATAACCTCCTCTCGGCTCAGGAAGTTGTTGCCGTAGGCCACCCACCAAACGTCTTCCCAGTAATTTGCGACCGACTGCCGGTAAAGGTCCCACGGTACGTGGTAAATCCGCACCTCCTCATCGACCAGCTCCTCGTACTCCTCCTCGAACAGGAACATGCCATCGTCGTCCATATCGTATTCGGCGACATCCGGCTGGATCTCTGAGGTGACCTTGCGGTTTTTCTTGACCAGAACCGGGTGGTATTTCACCCGGGCGACCGCCCTGCCGGGGAGCAGGAAGTCGAGAATACATCGCGACCCTACACGGTCGAAGTCGTAAGCCCCGCCCGGATCAAGGGCATAGCTGACACTTCGCTCCAACATCGTGGCCGCATCGCGCATAACAGGGGCTTCCTGTCGGTGCCTGCGCTTGACGACGGGCTTTGGTGTCGCGGAATACAGCGCCGGGCGCTGGGTCTGCGTGTTGGACCACAGAATATTGAAATGGGTATCTTCACTGCCGCGCTCGTCGCGGTAGGTCTGGACCACCTTGCGGGCTCGCTTGCGCCAGTCCGCCTCGTGCTTGGACGAGCGCTCAAGTTCATGCAACCAGAACCGGGCATCTTTCTTGACGGCCATCAAATCCACCTCTCTTTAGTCACGACGGGGTCCTTCAGGTCGCAGAACCGCAGTGGCTCGACCTCCCAGTAGGGCTTCGGGACGACCGGCTTGTCTTTCTTGTAGGGCCTTGCCATGCACATGTACCGGGTCTCGTCGCCGATATGGTCCTCGCCTTGCTTGAGAACGTCATTCGGGTTCATGGGGTCTGCCGTCAGTGTCGGGATGGTCCGAATAAATTCGCTGCAAGAGCTAAAGGTCAATAGCATACCGTCTTTTATGCGGCAATACATTTCCTGCCAGCCGGCCTCGCGCTGGTTATCACCCTTGTGAAAGATCAGGCCGCCCTTGGCCATTTTCTCGGCCACATGCGGACCGGAGTCGGCGCGCCACATCGACGGGTCGCCGGGCCCCGGCAGGCACTTGCCGCGCTGCTGAATCACGGCGCTACCAACGGCTTCGGCGTCCATCCTCAGGCCCTTGTTGCCTTTCTCGTTCCCGTACCATTCCCATACCCGGATAAGCGCCCCATCGGGGAAACGCGCAGGCCCTGCGGGGGTCTCCACATCGCTACCGTCGGAAACTACCCACTCACCGATGGAAAACGGTGTCGCAAAGCCCCAGTCGCAACTTCTGAAGCGGGGCCACCACGGGGGAGGGGTAAACGGCTGGATGATGTTTTTATGGCTCCAGCAATCGAAAAACGCCCCCGGAACGACGTTCCAGTCGCCGTCGCGAAGCTGCTGGGCCTGCCACTCCGGCAACTGACCAAACTGGCCGGCGTAGTCGTCATCCAGAAACCGATTATCGTCCATCTTGGCCGGGATGAAGATTGACGACCAACCCTTATGATCCGGGTTGTTGGGGTTGCGCATTTCCGCGTCGTAGAAGATCGTCTCTGGCGGCGCGGAGTCGATGAACAGCTCCTTGAGGTAATGGTGCGCCGGACCGCCCGGGTTGGAGGTCATGACGCACCGGGGAAGCCGGGTTTTGGCAGCTTTGTCAGTGGGTGCCCATGAGCCGAGGCGGACCCGGGTCTTCATGTACTTGATATGCTCGGGGTTGAGCTGCGCGGCCTCGTCTATCCCCAGCCAGTGGCACTCCCAGCCCTGAAAGTCGTGCAGGTCTCGGTCGTATTCGCAGTGGCGAAATTGCAACGTCGAGCCGTTCCACCAGTCGAAGCGCTTCTTGGTCTCGTTGTATTGCCCCAGCTCTTTTGGCAATTCACGTTTCAGAGGCAGAATGTGATTCGCCTCAAGCTGGGGCAATGACTTGCGAATCAGGTACGCCTGAATGCCCGGGTTCTTCATGCAGAAGTCGTAGGCATCCCAGCGCAGGGAGTGAGACTTTCCGCCGCCCGCCGCCCCACCGTACAGGATCTGGGTCGCCGTGGTTGCGTGGAGGAGGGTCTGGCGAGCCTGAGGCTGGTATTGAAGCTCAATAACAGCCATTTATTTTGTCGGCTTCTTCTTCATGATTGAGGTGGAAATCGTCGGATCGCGCTTGGCCAGCGCCTCCAGAAGCTCCCGGTTGGCGGGCTGCTTGTTGAACGCCGGCATTTCGGTTGGATCGACCTGATTCAGCTGCTCCAGCCGGATGGCCTGCGATGACAGCTCGATGCGCTTGTTATTCGCGGCCTGTACGCCCTCAAAGTCCTCCCGGTAGCGCGCCCAGTTCTCGTCCAGTTTTTTCATGTCCACCGGACCCGGGTGGCGTTTCATGTAGATCTGGTCCACCAACCCCCGGGTACCAAGCTTGCGCGGATCGGGCGCGTCGCGCCATGCCACGCCGAAATTGTGGAAAAACCCGTTCTCGGCCTTGTTGAGCATGCCATCGACCTTGTTGAGCTGGCCGAATAGCTTGTCCAGCGTCTTGCCGCCGATAAAGGTCGGCGACGAGGCCAAGAGGGCCGCCAGACCCTCGATCTTGCCGCCGGGGCCCGGGGCCAATAACGACATCGGCAACGCCGAGGGGTGGGACTCATCGCCGCCCAGCGCATTGATGATCTCGCTGGAGGTGCCCGGCACACTGGCCGTTGGCGGCTGGCCCATGCCCATCTGCCACGCATTCATCCCCATCTTGGCCAAATCAGAGAACTGTCCGCCCGTATAGCCGGCAAGGTTCTTGAGGGCCATCCCGGCGTGGTAGGGCACGTTCTTGGCGGCCCTGCCGATGTCCGGCCAGATGCTGCCGACCCCGTACCCCTGCGCATCCAGCTCGCGCTGCTTGGCCATTGCGTTGGCCAGATCCGTTCTTGCAGCCGATAACTTGGGTCCATAGTAGTTGGGCTTCTCGTTGACCTCGGAGGCCACCAACAGCTTCTTCAGGTCGTCGTAGGCTTGCGCGGGGGTCTTGTAATGGTCTGGCATGTCACCTTCCAACGGAGAACGGATGCCCCTCCGGGTAGTAGATTTCAAACAGCCAATTGCCTTGGTCGTCGCGTACCACCAGCGCGTTTTTCGCGTCCGGCTTGCTCATGTGCTTGGCATCAGCGACCCGCTGCTTGGCGGCCTCGCGCTCTTTATCGTATTTCGATGTCATGGAAAACTCTCGCCTGCCCCTTCAGGTTTCCATCCGCATCCGGGGTATAGTATCCGAAGAAACCTTTTTCCTTGATCAGGTCCTCGTACTTGTTCATGTCCAGCCGGGTCCCGGTCGGGACCATCTTGCCGTCAATCACACGAAAACTGCCCGAGGGCTCCTGCGCAAGCGCTTTCAGGCCCAGCGGATCAGCATTGGCATTATACATCTGGTC